ACCATTATTTCTTTCCTTTAAGTTTAGCTTCTTCTACTGGTTCTTTGACACTCTCTAACTCAGGATTTCTTTTTAATAGTGCGTCAGCGCTTGCTTTTGCTCTTGCTCTTAATACAGTAGTTGCAGTCATACCTTTGTTTAGGTGTGGTAATGCTTCATAGATTGCTTCTAAATCTCTGAAGTGTTTGTATGCTCTTTCTCTATTTTGTTTTGTCATTTTAATCTTTATCCTATAGTATCAGAAATAATGTGGCAAGCGTTAGGGTCATGTAGGATTAATTCTCCTTCTTCTTTAACTCTAATCTTTACACCAATTAATGGTTCTACTATTTTTGCAGAAGATATTGGAGTGAATGATTTCCATGTTGCTACTCTATTTGGAACCCATTGATATACCCAATCAGTTGTGAAGATTTCATCAACTATAACACTGTTTCCTAATATCTCCATAACTACTCCACTTCTTAATTTCTCTGTTGAGAAGCTTGGAATACTTGCACCCTTAACATTAATTAAATATGAGATTAAATATTTGTGCTCTATTGAGTTCATAGCAATTATTGCTTTTCCAGCATCATAACCTTGCTGTCTTATTTTCATCTGCCCATTAAGAATATCTAATATTGGGTTTGCTGTTGCTACTTGGTCCCATCCATCTGTAGATGCTGTAGTCTGAACAGTTGTAGCTCCTGTCAAAGGTTGTGTTGGTGTAGCTGCCAAACAATTGAATAGTATTTCAAACATTCTTAATCCTACTTTCCTTTGAACACTTCTTACTAAATCTCTAATAGTTGTTGTTAATAAATCAACATCATTATCTTTTAAATCAGAATTAGATATCATAGGAGATTCTACAAAGAACTCTTTTACATAAGAAGTATGTCTAGTCCAAGATTGTTCTGCTACAAATGGCCTTCCTCCACTAGTATTAGAAATTAATGTTCCGGCTGTATCATCAGTTGTTGCAGTATCTATAAATCCACTTGTTTTTTGATACCATCGCATTTCCCTAGCACCTGTTTTAGAATTAGATACAAAACTTTTAATCACATTAGGCTCTAAATCTGCATATCCCTTTGCTAACTTATCAATGTCAATTCCTCTGATGTCTGCTTCGCCTGCTGTGTCTGCCATTATGCTACGTCTCCTCCAGTTCCTAATGCTAATTTGAATATGAATGTTTGTGCTGCTCCACTAGGTGCTTCTAATGCAATACCAAATACTGTTGCCCCATTAGTTCCTACAGCTGTTTGGATCCTATTAGCTGTTGCTCCTACTGATAAAGGTGCTCCAATTAATATTGCTGCTTCTGCAGTTCCTTTAAATATTCCTCCCATATAAACTTTGATTGTAACTTTACCATCATTTGCAATCTTTTCTTCTGCTGCTATTCCACATACAGGGTCTTTTGCTCCAGAATTAATAATAGCTGTCATAGATTCAGTAAGTTTAAGAATTGCACCTTTTGCTATACCTGCACCATCTGCACATTTAAAATTAACAGGTAATTCAGTTTCTACCATTAATGTGGTTTCGTCAGCCATGGGTATACCTGAGTATACTAACTATTTAAACTTTTTGGAATTATTTACGCTGTTCTAAAAGTATCTTATCCTTTGCAACTTTTAATAATTCTTTATTAATTATCAAATCGTTCTCAATCTTTCCGATTAAACTTTCAGTTTGAGTTTTAACATTAGTCCATAGAACCTCTAGAGGTGTTCCAATCTTTACACCTAAATCTTTTGGGGTTTTAGTTTCCAACATCTCCAGCAATGACTTTCTTAGCGTAATCTTCGTTTGATTCTTCTTGAGGTTTTTCGATATGTTCTCCCACACTAGTTTCTCCTCCTAATGCTCTCCTCGCCATAATCTCCTCGGCTCTATCATTTTCTTTTTTAAGAGCATCTCTTACTTGCTCCAGTTTTTCTCTTTCAGCGCTGGCTCTCTCAACAATATCAAGCCTTTTCGGCTTATCCCCTTCTCCAGAATCTCCTGTTGATGGTTTCTTTTCTTCTTGTTTTTCATCCATTGTTCTTATCCTCCTTTCAATATTTTTAACTGTGGCATTGCAAGGCCTGTTAATCCTGCAATCATTGCAAATATAATTGTTCTCATAGTTCCATTAATTCCATTGAACATAGCGCATACTTCCATAAGAGTTAGACAAATAATAGCTGTAATGATTACGTGTTTATCTTTCATGTTATTCAAATCTTGCGAGGTCGATTAAAAGCTCCTCTGGGCTTAAAGCTGCTTGTCCTGTTGCTGCGATATTCTCAATAGCTATAACCCTTCTTAAGATTGCTTCTCTTGCACTCCTTGCGTTTTGTTGGTCTAGAATAAATTGTTTATCAACTCGATATCTTAAATTATTATTTCCTAATTCTTTTATTCTTGATTCTGCGGATTCTAACTCCTCGGACATCTGAGTTAATACTCCAATACTATCCGCAGGAGAATATCCATTTCTTACTGATGCTTCAATTCTCTCTCCGTCTTCGACAACTTTCTTAATTCCTTGTCTGAGAATATCCATCTCTCCCCCTTCAAAGTCAAAGACACCTCTTCCAAATGCCACAATTCCCAATCCTGCAACTGCGGTTTTTAATAAAGGAATTGAGCCACCCTTACCTGCAACTGCTCCCCCAATTGTTGAAGATGCTACAAACCTTGTAATTGTTGGAATAGTAAGGAAAGCGCCAACGGCAACATCAGCACCTAATATTCCAATTCCTAGAGCTTTACCAACTTTAGTTTGAGCGATTTGTTCAGTAGTAAGTTTCTTTGCTCCTATCAATTTACCAACAGAGCCTTGAGCTAAAGCATTTTGTAATTTTTCAACAGGTAAGAAAGTTCCTTTTGTTAATCCTACTTCTGCAAGGTCTCCCGCAGGTTTTCCAGTTAGAGGGTCAGGGGCAAGACTTGGAGGATTTGCAATATTTTGTTCAAGCTGTAACCTCAATGCTTCCGAACCTGTTTCTTCTCCGAATTGTGCCCGTCTTAATGTTTCTTGTCTTTGAGCTTCTTCTTCTCGAAATGTTCCAACACGAATCTCTTTAGTTTTTGGGTCTAGATATGGGTCGGGAATTCCTGCATTTCTTGCTCTAGATGTTGCAAGCTCCAATCTGTCAGGAGTGCTTAAAGCTTTCTGCCTTTTTTCTTTATTTTCTCTAAGAATTCTTTCCTGCATTGTTTCTTTTTCTTTTTTAGTTACCATTATTCACTCCTTGTTGTTTTTGCCTGAACTTCATTAGGTTGAATCCCTGTTTGTCCGGCGTTCTTTTCTTGGTTCTCGTTCATGTTCTCTTTTAAACTAACTGGTCTTTCAAACTTTAATTTAATTCCTAATTGATTCCATATATCACTTTCTAGCAATCTTTGCTCTGTCATGTAAACTTGTTCAAATGTTAAATATCCAATCTTAGCGCCTGCTTCTGTAAACTCAGCACTTCCGCCAAGGATAATTTTAGGAACTCCAACAGATTGATAAAAGAAATTCTCTAGATATCTAATCCAGTTTTCAGGATTTACTGGTGGAGGGATGTTTGGAATTCCGGCAGTACCTTTTGGGAGAATTATAACTTCTCCTTTATTTATTGCAGTGGCCCATCGAGTGGCCATAATTGCCAGTTTTGCATCATCTTCTTCATCAACTTCAATAATTCTAACTCCTGCTAGGTTTCGATGTAAGATTCTTCTCCAGTCTGCCATTGCTTCATTTCTTGCATCAATCACCCATTTACAAGCTTTGATAACTGAGGTTCCATGAATTTGATTTGCTGTTCTGTCGTTACTGAGATGAAAGACTTGTTCAGTTGTTAGGGGCCTAATAACCTTTTTATTCTTAGCATCCCATTCATCATATCTTATAATGATTCCCTGATTATTAACAACAATCCGAACTCTTAAAGGATTCAAAGGTTTAAGATTTAATATATCTCCAGATTCTTTATCTCTTATAATCTCAGCAAAAGAGTCCCCATTAACTTTCTTGACAACAAGCATATTTTCCATAATACTTTGGAAAGAATCTTCTCCCCATCCTATTATTCTTTCAGTAATTAATTGTTTTTGAGGGTCTGTTTCAAATCCTCGGCCTGATGTCCAGTAAGATAACGCATCAATAGATTTCTTAAGTTCTGGAATTGTGTCATAATATCCTAAGTACTCGTTAAAGTCTTGGTTAGTCCAATAAGTTTCTTTATCACTTCCGGCCTCGTCAATGTTCTCACTACTAACAGAGAAATCATCAACCTCGTTAGTCATGTCCGTTGTCGTTGTCTGTCCTACATCGTATTCAACCATCTTTAAGTTCCTATATCAAAAGGCATATTTAAAATTAAGCTTGTTATAGTATCAGGGTCATCTGTACTTGGAATTATGATAGTCCCATCTCTATTTCTTGGGTCATGTCCAAATGCTCCCTGAATTGCATTACCCCCTGCACTTTTCACAGTTGTTAAAACAAATGTTAATCTTAATGTGTCTCCTTTTGCAAATTGAGTTCTTGGAACTGTTAAGGGCATTGTTACAAGTTCTTTGACAGTGTTATTAACTGCTACTAATAAGGGACTTGTATCACTTACTAAATTTGTTTCAGTTGTTCCATCCCACTTTCTTATATAGACTGTGGCAGTAGTTTCGCAAGTTGTTCCAACGCCTGCCGTTCCTGTCATTGTAAAACTTATAAGAGCTGTACCTTCAACTATTCTCGGTGAGTTGAACTGAGACAAATCGAAATCCAAATCAAGAGACTCGGTATTTCCAGAAGTTGTTGCACTCTCGATTTTTGAAGAATAAATTGTTGGTTGGTTTGTTAAATGATACTCCAAACCACTATCAGAGTCAGTTGCAAAAGCATAGAATACAATAATCCCTGTACCTTCGGCGATATCTTCCCAGTTAAAACTAGCTACTGCTTCGGGCGGCTTTGAGGGGAATCTTATAGGAACGACCATATTAAGCTTTTGTCATAAAGTTTGTATCTTCTTTTTTCTTTAAGAGCTTTAAGCATTCTTGAGCTGTCGCCCAAAGTACATTAATTCTGAATTGAGCTTCTGACGAAGAAATTCCGGTGGTGTCATATTCTATAACATCAATTGCAGCCAAACAAGATGCACATCTTTTTAGGATTCCTTTAACATCAGCGTTGAGAGTTGCGTAGGTATCTGAGAAATTGACTTTACAAGTTACATTAATAAAAGACTCTGCTTCTGTCATGAATTGATTGATATAAGCTTCTACATTTGAGACTGCGCTCGCATTAGCTCCTACTTTTCGTTGTACTTCCGCAGTTGTTGCGAATATTCCTTCATCTGACATTATATAGTTTTGATAAAGAACTTTTTAGACTTTTCCTTTTTTGCAAGCCATGCGCCCCTTATACATCCTTCAACAATATGAGAATAATCTCCAAAGATTCTAACTTTTGTTATTTGCCCTCTATCTTTGACAAACTCGAATTGAATACATCTAAAAGATGCGTGAAGGTTCTCATCATCTAAAAATAAGATTTCCCCGTGCTCCATCATTGCTTTCATGTTGTCGTAAAGGTCTTCTTTGAAAATCCTCTGTTGTTGTTCTCCGTGCCTGTCCAAAGATATCGTTCTATTGTTCATCGGAATGACTTTACTTTTCGTGATTGGGTCTTGAAGTAAATGGTCGTAGATTCCAACACCGAGAGAACCTGAACCAGCATCAATCCCGACCTTTTTTAAATCCCATAACATAGTAAGTTCCTTGATTCTGTACTCGGTTTCAGTAGTTAAAGTCTTCTTAGTTGTGATATTCTCAATTTGCATTATCTTACTAGGTGTTGAAGTATTGAATATTTCAAAAGAAGATTCATCATTTCCCATTCTAGCAATATCAACACCCATGTAGTTATCTTCTTTTCTTTGTTGAGGATTTCTTTTAAGAATGCAGCATCTATCAATCAATTTATCATCAAAGAATCTTTGCAAATCTTCTAGGAATAAAGCCATGTACTCTTGGCCATATTGTAATGCCGACATCTCCTCTTTTTCCTCTTCTAGATATCTTATTGCAGCTTCTCTTTGCGGCTGTGTCCAACTCTTCGATATTGGTCTGTCATTGATAACTTTCTCAGAGTTCTTAGTCCAAACTCGATATCTCTTGTTTTTGTTCTGGAATGCATCCCAAAACCTTCCAACTTTGCCATGTGGAGTGCTCCACATCCAAATTACTCCGCCCTGAGTCATTAATATTGGAGTTGCAGCAATCCAAAACATCTCTGGCATCCTAGAAGCTTCATCAACCATTAAAACCTGTCCTTCAAAGCCTCTGACAGCATCCCCAGTATTTCCTACAGGTCTAGCTTTCAATATTCTACGATTCCCATTAACTACTAAAACAATCCTGCTCTGTGTTGGCTTATCTCTGCCTTTTCCAAGATATTTAGAATATTTTTCATCAACATATTGTAAAGCAAACATGATTATTAGCTGAGCTTGGTCTTCTGTTAGTGATACACAGATTATTTGACTAGAGGGATGATTGTTCTTATGTTTCATTAAATATTCTATTGCCTTTCTCCCCATGATATGAGTAGCTCCTATCCTACGTCCCTTATTCAGAAGTATATTTCCATCATAATCTATAATCTCTTGTTGCCAATCATCAACAAGGATAGGTTGGTGTTTCATGTGTGTATTATATATGTTGGGGTTAATAAGTATTGTGGAAATATTATAGGATTTTCTAAAATCTGTTGGCTTACGCCAACCGTATATAAAGCTACCGATTCAACGCCGGGTATAGTTCCATTTCCAAGCACACAGTTAATAGACGGCAATACACAAATTCTAATTTCGGTGTACCGAATAAGCGCATGCGCATGCACAGTTGTACAACTAAAGACCAGAAGCTTAAGATATGAAGCCTACCTTAGCTCTCCATAAGCAAATCATCCTAAAGGGGATGATTTCTTATGGAACATCATCTATCACCTTTGGGCATGAGCAAGCGCTCTATCATAACACCGATACTTATATATACTATTAATACATTATAGCGAGCGTAGCGAGCAAACTATACTCACTTACTACGAATTAATTCTTTACTACTCATACTTGATACTATAATCTAACTCTTACAGAGTTAGCATTTTAGGTATTAATAGGGGGGTACTTATTATGAGTAGTAAGTGAACTAACTGGAGCGTTAGTGAACTAACGCAGTTAGTGGAGCGTTAGTGAGCTTACTACAATAAATGGACACTCCAACCTATCGGTTAGAGTTCCATCTTCTACAACACTTACATTAGAACTATCGATATATTTATAAACATATACATAGTGTAATTGCTGTTCACAGCAATTACACACAGTAACTACTTATTAACACTATCTATAGCAGTATGACTCTGCTTCATCAATAAGCGCACAATGATAGTGAACATATATTAGTCAGGGGTCTGTTAATAGGTATGTATTTATAGACATTATATCATAATAGTACAATGCTAACAATCCTTAAATAAACAACAATACATACTTACTGATGGCATTTCATATCACGCTCACAATCAATGAGTTTCAAAACAAATTCATGAAAGAGCATAAATTAAGCCCTAGTAAGGTACTTCAAGACAGCTTAGATGCACTAATGATTATAGAAGACCCTGTATTAGCTCAACAGAACATTGATAAATATAGTAAGAAGAAAGAAGATACTAAAGAAACTGCATGGCAGAAGGGATTATCAGAAGAACCTGATTTTGATAAGCGGAAGATAATGGTATTTGAGTTTCTTGATAACTTAGGCATTGATACTTCTAATTGGAAGGAAAATAAAGAGCTGAAAAGCGATAAGGAGGTTGATTGAACATGATAATTGAAATACTATTAATAATTGGAGTAATATGCTTAATAATTGCTATTTTTATACAGGAGAATAGAATTAATAAGTTAGTGATTAAAAACCATAATCTATCAAGAGTATCTTTGGAATCTTTAAATCTTGGCATAGATATGTTTAAAGAGAATATTAAAGAGAATAACAAGCTGAAAACAACAATATCAGAGATGACTCAGAAAAAGAGAAGGAAAAGATAATGCCAAATGACCACTATAAGAAGGGAGCTCGTAAAGAGTATAAGGTGATGCAAGATGAAAGGGAAAATGGTTGCATAGCATTTAGAACAGCAGGCAGTCATTCTCCCTTTGATGTGATAAGTATTGATAGTTCTAAGAAAATCATTAAATTAATTCAGTGTAAACGTACACTTTCAGAGAAGATGAGTTATATTGACCCTAAATTAAAGGCTAAATTAGAAAAAGAGAATGTGCATTTCACAGGGTTTTATGGTGTTGTTTTTGAGGCTTTGTGATTAACCTCCTGTTTTATTTAGATAATTCCTTACCTGCTAGTTTGTTTAATTTCTTTTCAAACATTCTTTCAAATTTATCCCATCTTTCTTCATCAGCCCATACATCAGTTTTATCTCTGCAATTACCAAATTCTTCTTTCAACAATCTGATAAATTCTTTAAAGTCTTTTGTGAATATCATTTCATAATCATAATCAGTTCCTAAAGGCAGTTCACTAACTGCTCCTGCTTCTACACATTTTATCTTCTTACTTAAATCAAATTCTTTTTCCATGCTTCATATTCCTCCTTAGTAAATTGAACATTTTTAATCATATATTTTTTATATTTATTGTAATCTTCAGCTTTCATAGAGGTTCTTATCATCTTACAATTAAAACAAACCTGCGTTAAGCAATCGTGATAAGTGCTATATGCTACCTGTTGCACATGATTCATCCTTTGACATACCTGAATCAAATCTCTTATTTCTTTGTTTGTTGTTGGAAATAAATTAAATGTCATTTTGATTTCTCTCCTTCAATCCTTGCTTTTAAATCAAATTCTTTTTCCATGCTTCATATTCCTCCTTAGTAAATTGAACATTTTTAATCATATATTTTTTATCAGAACGATAAGAACAATCAGAACAATAAGAACAATCAGAACAATTATAACAA